CACTTATTTTAGTTCCGTAAGGTACTACGTGTAACTCACCTGCTAATAAACTAACTGCACTTATTCCTAATGTAGTTAATAGGTTGCTAGTTGCGCCAGTTGTTAAGTCAGTGCCTGTTAAAGTTCCAATTACAGTAGCTTCACGAATATAAATTTGTGAGTAATTTAAGCCTGTATTTGCAGCCGTTCCTGTAACTGTTTTAGAACCATTTAAACCGCCCATACGGTTAACCATTGTATCGTTTATTTCTTGTGCCATTTTATTTTGTTTTTAAATTATAATTTTCTCTTATTTTAATTAACGGTAATTCTAAACTATATCCGTAAAATTCTTTATTTTCTAAAACATTGTCTATGTAATAATAAATATTATATTTATCAATAATTTTACCATCAATAGTAATTGGTTCGTATTTAATCTCGTATGTCTTCATTATTTTTTACAAATTAAAGTTAAAAAAATTAAGATAGTTGTTGGATTAGTAGCATACGTTGGAAAGTCAATTTGAGCAACAATATCATCACTAGCAGCAACGGATATGCTTGCACCTGTAAATGTAGTTCCTTTAATTGAAGTACTTGTAGCATCTGTTCTAAATGTACCTAAACTAGAAGTTGTACTTTGTGTTATATTTCTAATTTGTAAAGTTGCTAATTCAGTTGTGCCACTACTGGTATTGTTACCAATACTTATTCTAGCACCAATTATTGTATAAGCAGAACCTAAATTGTAATTAAAATTAGTTGCAGTTAGATTTGGAGTTATTCTTACGTCACCAAAATAATAAGTTGTTGCATCCGCTGGGCTTAATGGACCTGTTTCAAATTGAACTGTAAATATATTATCTATTTGTTTATTTTTCCATAAACTTGTAGAACTTTCGTATTGCAGTACATCGTTATTTGCTGGTGTATTACTAATTAAATCGACATCGTGAATTTCTTTTAATTCCGGTCCGTTTTGAACTTTAACTAATATTTCACCAACTGTTGCATGTACTCTAGTAACAACACCAATATAAACTAAATGAGTAGGAGCATAAGGTTTATTAATTAAACCATAAATCAAATCTCCATTAACTCCTAACCAAACTGGATCTCCAATAGTTGCACTATTAGTATTTAAGCCAGCTAATAAACCATCAGTAATTACATTTACAATAGCATTAGTTGCTCCAGTTGTTTCTAATAAGCCAATAGTTTTACTACTTGTAGGTTCGCTTGTATTTGATGCCTTAGAAACGATTATATTAGTTCCATTTGCACTTGAAACATAAACCGCTTGTCCTTTATTAATTGCTTGTGATAATTTAACAGTAACTCTATTAACTGCATTTGTGTTAACATCAGTAGAAACAAAGGTACTTAACGTACTTAATAAAGTTTTAAAAGTAGTTCCACTTTGAACAATAGGCAATAATTCACTACCACTTAATGCTCCAGCACTTGTTAAATCACTTATTTTTTTATCTGGCATTATAGTATAATTTTAAATCCATTTTCTTGTAATAAATAACTACCATCTTCTTGAAGTAAATAATTAGTTATTACATTTGGTTTTGTTGCAATATCTATTAAATTTTTACTAAAATAACTATTTACATAGTTTACTTCACTTGTATAATTTAACACATTAGAGTTAAAATTATCAGTTAAAATGCTATCTAAATAACTATTACTTTGTATTAAATCATAAACATTCTCAACATCACCGTAATACTGTAAAGATAAGTCAAATAGGCTTTGTTCTTTTTTTATTGTTACTACTTTATTTACTTTATTTGGATTTTCTTTGGCTTCATATTTTATGATTTCAATAGGAGTATAAACCAAATTTAAGCCTGTTAAATTCATATTTATATCCGTAATAATACTATTCTCATTAATTAAATTATAAACCAATGTAGCATCGTTATAGCAGTATAATGCTATATCAAAAATACTTTGACCATTTAAAACTTTAACTTCTTTCTGCATCGATTGAATAAGTAAAATTCTCGTTTGTACCTTGTACTAATATATCATTTACTTTATAACCATCAGCAGCTAATTGTATATTAATTGCACGTTTTAAAGCATCTGTTTGACCGCTTGAAGCTATGTATTGTTCAATACCAACACCAACTAAAGGAAACTGTTTCCAATGTCCTAAATTAGTTATACATATTAATTGAATGTGTTGCATATCGGAATCGGAAACCTTAAAATCTCCATTCTCAATAATTAAATCAAAATTATCATCTAATGTTATATCTTTAACTGCCATCGCCTTGTAATATTGTTATGTTTTCTATTTCTAATTGTTGTGTTGGAACTAATGGAGTTACTGATGTAAAAAACGAAGCTAAAGGAAACGTTCCACTTGGTGCTAAAGTAACTACTTGACTACTGCATGCAGTTATTAAATCATTTACCTTATTTTCTAAAGCGTTTAATTTATCAGTTAATTCTTGAACTTTAACTAAACCATCAAAGTTTTTACCGTTTAACTGTACTTCGCTAACCTTTGAAACCAAAGATACATAAGCAGAATCATCACTTAAAAAAGATACAACTACTATACTATTAACCTCTGGAATCAATAAGAAACCATTATCAATATTAGCCATTAAACGTACATTAATAATATCAGCATCATCATTTAACGGAACGCAATAACATGTTAACGTTGTTAAATCAACACTATCAATAGTACATACTTTACTAAAACCATCATTATTTGGCTTTACTAAACTTCTTAATGCATCTCTTAAATCTTTGCTCATTATCCTACTTTTGCTCCTAATGTAAATATTTGATGATTGCCAGCATCGACACTATAAATTCTTTTTACTTTCTTAATTAAAAATGTACCATCACGCTCAGGTAATTTTGTACTTATAATTTTTACCCTATCGCCATGTTTCATAACTGGTTCTCCAAACGTTTCAACATCACCTCTATAACCTGTATATTTATTTTCCTTAATCCATTCTTCAGCCGCTAATTTTAAAGCTGATGCACTCATATTGTACTTATGTATAGTAATTTGGTTACCATCGGGATCACCAACAATAATAGGATCACTTTTAGTATTGTCAGGAAACATCGAAATTGCAGAACATTGTATTCTTACATCTTCAGCCCTTGACCACTCTAAAGTGTCGCTATTAATTATAACTTCTTCCATTTTAAAAGTAGATTCGTGAGTAATAGCAGCATCATTTGCAAAACCAACATGTAAAACACGAACTGGTTTATTAGTTTTAATGTCTATTATTACTTTGCCAGTTGTTTTATTTACCTTATCTATAAAATAAGAGTACAAACCGTATTCTGATTTAAGTTTGTCTAAAGCAGCAGCAGGAGTTGCATTAATCATTCTAAATTGTCCTAAATCAATATTATCTATTATATCATATTCAATATCGTGGTCGGTTAAACAATAATCTAATAATTCATCTAATTTAACGCTAAATGGAATAATTTTAGGATGTTTTAATAATTTACCTTTTTTTGAACGTTCAATTAATCCTACTTTTGATGGATAGTTAACAGTCCATTGTTTTAACAAATACATTTCATCTTCGCACTCCAAAACAGTTGGTACATTTGTTCCTACATTTTTAATGTAACCAGTAAACACACTTGTTAAATTTGGAACGTAACCAATTGATACTTCAATACTATCACCTCTTTTAAATATTGGATCGCTACCTTCAAATAAATTTTTACCTTCAAAACTAAGTTTTCTAGGTATAGTAATTTTACAAGTATCGGTTAAATTTTCGTAGCTACTTTCAATTTCAATTGAATGAACAAAGTTAAAACTAACATTTCGATTAGTACCTTTTGACGTTATAGTTATTTTACAGTTACATTGAAACATTAAAACATTGATTTTTGAACGTATGGAACTCTAGTTGAAAATATATCTTTTTGTTCTAAACTTGTGCTTAATTCAATAGCACTATCTGAAATCATATTTATTTCAATATCAATAATATTCCTTGCTCCCTCTCTTTGACTTAATTTATAAGATTCAACAACTATACTATTTATTAGCCATTGGTCTAAAAAAGAGCATGATATTGGTAACGCAACAGGACATTTTAAATATGCAACTAAAGATTCTAAAACTTGCAATGTAGGTCTTTGATTTGCGGTTTCTCCAACAATAACACCTTTTAAATTAATTACAAAATCGCCTTCACTCATGTATTCTTTAACTGTTCCGTTTTGCCCTGCAATAGATGTCTTAACAATATTCTTTGTTTGATTTACATCAATTAAAGCGGTTTCAAAAACAAATGGAGCGTTTAAAACAACATTTGATTTACCAAATTCTTTACTTGCTTCATAAATTATTTGTTGACCAGGACTGCAATTAAATTTAAACACATCAAACATTGGTAATCCAAGTTTTGATACTTGTAATTCTGTGCCGAATGAAGCTAACCCTTGCTCTTTTGCAATCTCTTTATAATTAACAAAAGCAGCGTGTATTGCCGTTTTTGCAGCAGCACCGCCAGCCGTTTTTAATATTAATTCAGCTTGTCCTTTTATGTTTGGTTTAAAACTATTCATTATGCCATTGCAATTAAATTAATATCATTTACAGCTTCTAATAATGCTTTACTAACTAACTCCTTCATACGACCAGCACCTTCAAGCATGTTGTTTGTTTGAATATTTAATTCGTGTACTAATTCGTTTATGTTTATGTTTATAGCTTGAGGTCTTGCGCCTGTTACTTCAGTTCCTGTTCCAAGTGATTTAGCACCCTTAGAACCACTTGCAGCAGCACCGCCACCAATACCAGCACCGCCACCTTCTAAAGTTTTTAAATAAGCACCTCTACCACCTAAACTAGCAATTCTTTTTTGAGCTACCCTTCTTTCAGAATCAGTTTGAGCGCCAGCTAATTGTCTTTGAGCATCTGATAAATCAGCGGATAACATTTTTTGACTAACTCTTAATGCACTTGCAGCAGCTTTTTCTTTTGAATATCCTAATTTTTCGTATTTAGAAATTAAAAAATCAACTTGTGTTTTTTCTTCATTAAATGCTGATTGCATGTTCTTTTGCATGCCGGCAGAGTGTAACTCTTGAACTGATTTATATTGACTAATTAATATATATAATACAGCCACTAAAGCAGTTACAGCAACTATTACAGCTCCAATAGGATTAGCAGCCATAGCAAAATTTAAAGCTGTTTGTGCAGCCGTAAATAGTGTTGTAACAGTAGTCCATATTTTTATAGCAACAACTATTGCTGCAATTGCTCCAGCTATTTTCATAAATACTATAACAGTTTCTTTATTTCTTTGCACCCATTGTAGCATTTTAGATAATAAAGATATAATACTTGTTATTGCTGGTTTTGCTGATTCGTAAAAATCAACTAATGTATTTGTGAATTGATCCTTTAAATTTGATATTTGACCTCCAACCGCTGCGCTTTGTTTAGCTAAACCATTGTAAAACATACCGCCTTTTTCAGCAGCTTTGCCAAATGATGAAGCTAATTGTTCATAGGTTACATCCATTGAACGAACTTCAGCAACACTTTTACCCATTGTTTTAGCTAACATTTGATAAATTGGTATTCCAGCAAATGCAAATTGCTTTACATCTAATGCAGATGCTTTGCCTAATGTTTTAATTTGCTGTAAATTTACAGCCATTCTAGTAAGTTCATCACTACCGCCACCAGTTGATGCAATAGCATTACCTAAATTCATTACAAATGAACGTGCATCATCAGCATTAGAACCAGCACTAATCAACATTGCATTAGCTTGCGTTAAACTACCTACATCAAATGGAGTTTTAGCAGCATCTTCTTTGATTTGATTAAAGGCATTATTAGCAGCTAAACTAGAACCTAACATAGTTTCTAAACGTGCCTTATAAGAATCAAATTGCGCTCCAGTAGTAACCATTTCTTTGGCTAAAGCGCCAACACCAATACCAGCAGCTAAACCTCCTAATTTAGAAGTTAAAGAGTTCATTTTAGAGTCCATGTTAGCCGTTGATTGTTCGGCTTCCTTCATGGTTTTACTAAAGTTATTCTTTAGATTTAATATGTATTCTAAATTTTTTGCCATTTATTCTTTTGATACTAATGTTCCGTTAAATTTCAATACCCAATGTAATTCAGATACTTTTTTAGCCCATTGATTATCTGATAATTTATCTGGATTAATTCTATAATAAAAGCCGATAAGAGCATTATTTTGTGCTATCTCATCGGCTTCTAATTCTTTGTTATAATCTTTTAATTTTTTTTTAAAGTCGCTTTTTGAACTGTTAGCATTTCTGCTATTACTTCTTCACATGCCACTAAAGCATCATCATTTTTTAATATTAATTCTAAACTATCACCACCAACGTATAAATTTTTTAAAGCAGCTTCAACAGCTTTATCAAATGCGCTATTGGTTGCAAATTTAGTAACCATTGAACGAGTTGCTTTATCTGGTTTCTTTAAATAAATTACAGCTACTTTATTTGAATCATCTTCATCTAAAGGAACTGTAACTGTATAAATTTTACCATGTTTAGCTTTTAATTCATTAATCAAATTTTCATTTTCCATATTTGTATTTTTTCTACAAATATAACAAATAAATTATAAATATTGAACGTGTGAAATAATTAATTCTAAATCAACAGGGATTGAAGTATCTCCACTTGAAGATGTACGTTTATTATTCATAAATCTACAATTTTTCAATACATGTTTACGAGTAATTAATGCAGCATCTAAGTAAATAACAATAATGTCAAATTCAGGAATATCTTGGATGCGACCTAATGGCGCAACAAGTTGAATATTCTCTAATTCTTCCATTAATACAGTCATTTTAGCTGTTGGTTCTATTTTACCATATCCACGAGATACTGGAAAACGTCCAGCTCCGTAAATATTTTCCATGCCTTGTTTTTCTTCGTATTCAATGTTCGTGATACCGATAATTGGAACGCCTAAAACGTTTACAACTATATCAGCCCACTCATATGATTTTCCGTTTATTAACGGTGCTATTGGATATGCCATGTCTTTTTATTTTTTAAATTGATAATGCGAAACCTATGTTAACTGTAATTGTATCAGCAACACCAACTGGAACTAATTTAACTGCAATAGTTAATTCATTGTCAGTTAATACATCTTGACTTGGATCTATTATTACACTAAATGCTGATAGTTCAAAATCACGCTGCATTACTTCTAAAGCTCTTTCACATAAAGAATTAAAGAAACCTATTGTATCTTCACTTAAAGTACCATCAGCATTTACTACTAATGGACTTGCTAAAGATGGTAATAAGAAACTTCTTAAACCTTTGATTGCTTTGTCAATTACTCTATTGTTATAGATAAAAGTATAATCGCTTGTTGAAGCTATACATGTATTTGGTCTGCTAAAATATGAACCTACTAATCCGATTTCTTTCTTTACAAAGTTGTAACCAAAAGAATCTAAATTTACAATAGTACCATCAGATACAGTTGTATATAAAGTACCATTAGCAAATGCTAGAGTATCAAATTCAGCGGCTGCTACATTAAATTTAGCAATCCATCTAATACTCTCGTTTACTTTTGCTAAGGCAACAGCACCAAGTGTAGTACCCATGCAGCCAATACTTTTGTTAGTAGCTTTAAATAATTTAAAACCATTATTATCACCATCTTGTCCTAAACTAACAGTTACATTTTTAGCACTTAATAATTTTAAGTTACTTAATGTAGTTAAATCAGTTACAGCACTAAAATCAGCTTGATAAATTACTGATGAAATAGCTTTGTGATTAGTTTCTAAAAGATTTAATACAGCTTGTAAAGTAGTTACTTGCGTAGTTGCAAAAGCAGTTGTTTTTTGATAAACTCCTAATTGTACAATTTCACCTTGTGCAAAGTTTTGCATTAAAGTTACGCTATCAAAAGTAGTTGCATCAGCAGTTCCATAAACACCGATATATAATTTACCTTTTGGTTGTATTCTGAAAAATTCAGAAACGTGGTAATATAAAATATCAATTTCAGATGGAACACCAACAACAACATTTTGAGTTAATGTACCAGCTAATGTACCAACAACAGTTGAAACATAAGGAGTGCCTGTATTTAAGAATACACCTTGACCAGCAGCAGCAGTAATTGTTACGGTTGCGGTTGTAGCAACAGCAGTAAATCCATGTGTTGGAGTTCCTAAGTTAATTTCAGCAGCTAATCTAGTTGCAGCAGTATCAACTGTTACAACATCAGCAGCTACTTGCGTATAATCACATAATGTTACTACTCCAGCAGCAGCTTTACTTGCAGTTGGATTAACACTATTAATAGTTGCACATGTTAATTTGTGAGTATTACCAACAGCTCCTTTATTAGTTACTAAGTAAGTTGCAGTTGATTTTGTTTCTCCAATTGATGTATTTGTAATACCTAATGCAACTGCATCTTCAACTGAAAAAACGGTTTTAATTCTGTTAGTAGCTGTAAAGCCACTTGGTAAAGCCGCTGTATAAAATAGTAAGCCTGAAATATAATCAGTACCTGCTAATGGTCTACCTAATCCGCCTTGCCCTTTGTTAAATATAACGTCGTTTGCCATTTATAATTTTTTAAAGGTTATTTTTTCTTTTTTGGTTTTTCTTCAATCACTTCTTCTGATTTTACAACAAACATTTCTAATTTGTTTAAATCAGCATGATTTTTTATAACTTCAATTTCAGCATTATCACTTAATAAATAAATAGCACTATCACTTGTTACAACAACAATGTTTGATTTGTCTATTGAGTTTTTTGCTAATTCTTTTGCTAATTCTAAAGTCATTTTAATATTTTTTATAGAAGGGAGTTAAATCAATAACTCCCTTGTAATTTTATAATTATGCTTGAACGATTGCAACAACACCTGTTTGAGATGTGCGCATTTTAGATGCTCCAAATAACTGCATTGCAGATACGATTGAACCATAGTATTCAGCTACTTGTTCAGTAATAAATACATCAGTAGAACCCATTGCCTTAGCAACAAAATTAGGATGGTAAGCTAATGCACCTAAGTTATCAGTAGCAGCAGGAGATGAAGGAGTACCACTATCAGCAACAGCTTTAATAACTGGAGTTGCAGTGTTATCATAAACAACAACTGTTGAACGGATCATAACGTCAAATCCATGAATACGAGTAACAACACCAGAAGGCAATGCAGAAGTACCATAAGATTGTGCTTGATATACATCAGCAATAGCTAATAATTGAGCGTTGTACATATCAGAAGGTAATAATAAAACACGACCAGCAGAAGGTACATTTTCAGAATCTAAGATAGATTTTGCTTTTAAAATATCAGCTAAAGTGATAGCGTTACGAGTACCAGTTGCAGAAGGTGCTAAAGCAGTTCCAACAGCAGTACCAGTAGTACGTACTTGACGAGTAGCTCCACTTGGTGCCCACTTGTATAAAGCGTTGTTAGTTAATACATCTTCTAATGTAGAAACGTGTTGATTTAAAATAGACATACGTTTGTCATAAGATAAAAAAGCAGTTTCTTGACCAGCTTCGATGTGAATTGGTTGAACATAGTAAGTGTCCATTGAGTAAGTCAATTCACTATCTGTTCTTTGTGTGATAGTTGCAGGAAATGCTCCTAAGTTTTTAGTAATAGTTGGATTAGCTCCAGCTTGCGGAACGTGAACTGTTTTGTAGTTTACGAATCCATCGTGATTAGTTGCACGAGCGATAATAGCGTTATCCTTAAATAAATTCTCTTGAATATCGGATAACCATTGTTCTTTTTGTAATGCCATGATTTTTAGTTTTTATTTTTTTGTTATTTTTTTGTTATTTTTTATTGTAAAATTTATTATACATTTCAGTATAGATTGCAGGAGTTTCGTTTTTGATTACTTCTAATCCTTTAACATCTTTTTTCTCCCAATCACGAATAGTCCAATCAGCTCTTGTATCTTTGTTTTCAACGTTTTTAGCATCAAAGATTTTAACAGCATCTTTAACATTGTTAATTTTACTTAACATGTTTTCAACTGCTCCAAAGTTTGCGATTGCTAATTTGATAGTTTCATCTTTTGCAGATTCTTCAATCTTTTTAGCTTTGATTGCGTTTTCAACTAATTCAATAGATTTAGTTTCTAATTCTTTAGCTTCAGCTTCTACCTTTGCTAATTCAGCATCTTCAATTTCTTTTAAACGAGCTTTTAAAGTTTCATTTTCAGAAAGTAATTCTGCATTTTTTGCGTCTTTATCTTCAATAGCAGCAACAATTTCAACTTCAGTTGCTTCATTGGATAAATTTAACATGTTTGTTATTTTTTCCATTTTGGGTTTTTTATTTATTAATTTATTATAGATAAAAGCCATTTCACTTAGGCTATTGGTACTCATTTTAATTTTCTTATCAGACTTAACAACTACATCAACTAAACCCATTTCAATACATTGATTAGCATCTAACCAAGTTTCTTCATCCATCATTTTGTTAATTGTATCTTCGTCTAACTTTGTTCTTTTAGATAAAATAGTTACTAATGTACTTTTAACTAATGCTAAAACAGATTCATCATTGCCACCGCTTGGATTGTGTAACATCATAGTACCATAATCAGCCATATAGCATTTTTCGCCAGCCATTGCAATAACACCGCTAATACTAGCAGCTAAACCATCAATGTAAGTATCACATTTAACTTTTGAATTAAGTATAGCAGAAACGATTGAATAACCATCTAATACATTGCCACCAATTGAGTTAATACGAACATTGATTTTCTTACATTTATCTTGTAAGTATTGCATCTCATAAGCAAATGCAGAACCTGAGATTCCACTTACATACATTCCATTTTCATCAACTGAATCGCCTATTTGGTCATATAACAAAATAGTGGCTTCGTTTTCAGAAATATTTTTTATGTATTTAAAGTCCATATTACAAAATTAATTACTAAATTTGTTGTATATCAATATAGTAACTATTATATATGGGAAAAGAACATTCTGAAGATGATATAAGACGTAAAATGCTATCTTATAAAGTAAGAATCACAACTCGCATTAGTGGAGTTGATAAAAATAAATTTATGCTTGACTCGCTTAAAAAAGGAATTAACGAAAGTGATTTAACTCGTGAAATAATAAATATTCACTATGCTATAATTGAAACCAATCCTTATTTAAAAGAGTTGGAATTTAGCGAATTAAAGAAATATTTAATTGATAAGATTAAATTTCATTAAAAGCAACATAAGCAGAATAAGTACCAAATGTTTGAGTAGTACAAGCATTAACAATAACAACAGTAAACACATCTGACACGTTACCTACAACTACACCAAATGAACCAGTAAAAAAAACCGTTTTATATGTATCAGCGTTAATTTGCCCAACTAATTTGTAAAAAACTCCATTCTTATAGATAGATACAGTCACCGTTTCAGAAGCCGAGGCGCCAGGTGCGGCAATGCTTCCGCTAAGATTAACCGACATTAAATAATTACCTAATTTAGCAGGCGTAATTGCTCCAGTACTTGTATTATTTATAGATCCTGCATCTGTTTCTTCATTGTTGAATTTAACCGTTAATGAAGAACTAATTGCTGTCGATGGAACACTTGTAGCATAAGCAATTAAAGGTTTTAATAGTGTTATAGGAATAGAAACATCTACAATAGCACTAATTGCAAATAAAGAACCTGCTAATGTATTAGTAAATGCCAAATATCTATTATTATGCACATTTCTATTAACTAAATCGCTAAATAATAAAGGATCAGCAGTTCCATCTGGAGTTGTATCAATAGTAGCGTATGTTGCACTTGCTGTATTTTCTTGTAAAATATAAATCTCATCATTGAAAAATACAGTACCATCACCAACGAACGGAACAATCGGACTAAACATAGGTCCACTTAATAAATATGGAACTGATGCCGAATAAGTCAGCCCATGATTTTTTATAATATTTCTACAAATAACAGCTAATGCTTGCTTGTTACCGCTTTGTAAGAAGTCTAAAGATTTAGTAGTTAATGGCTGTTGTATAGACGGATCTGATACAAATGATGTATTAATAGTTTTCATATATTATGGGTATGTTGTTACGTTATAAGTTATTCCTGCTAACACGTACTTATCAGCAAATTGTCTAATTACATTTTCTTTGTTTATTGTTGTTGTTGCTAAAGTATCAAATAAATCTAAAGGTACGTTTATAGTAAAATTATATTGAGCAGGATATGTTGCATTATTAGGCATAAAGTAAGCTGAAAAAGGGCTACTATTTGCCATTGTGCTAGAGTAAGTTCCAGTTTGTCCCATTAAAAATAAATTAGTTGTAAGAGTATTTGTATTTAAAAATATTTGGTCAGTTGCACTTAAATTTAAAAACCATTTATTTAAAGCATATTCTAATACAATTAATTGAGAATTATATTTTACACGTTCATCTACTCCTATAAAATTATCATTTACTTTTTTCCAAAAAACATTGTCTAAACAACTATTATTTAAAGAATTTTTTATACACTCATAAATTGCTTTATCCGCAAATAAAACTCTATCCCCTACATAATATTGTGTAAAAAAACCAAAATCAGTATAATTACTGCCTATTTTATAATCTTGAAATATTAAAGACCAAAAATTTTGAATAGGTTTAGTTATAACATAAAGCCACGCTAAGAATTTAGATTCTCTTAACGTTGGTGGAGTTAACTGCTCCGCTACTATTTCATTATCATAATCGTATATTGCCATTATTCAGCTGTATAAGTTAATGTATCTGCAAATGTATTACTAGCAGTTGTTTCTTCTACAATATAACCTGCAAAAGTTGGATAACTAGATAGTATAGTTGTCTTGTTTTGAACTAAATATGTTTTATTTGCAAATGCCGTAGCATCTGAACGCATAGCTAAATCAGTTATAATGACATCACTTACACCTTCTACTAATTGTATTGCATCTGTTAATGCTGTAATTTTAACTTTAGAATCAAATGGCAATAGTGATAAATAGTTATTTATTGCAGTTTCAACATTTTCTTGTATAGTATTAGAATATTGACCATTATAAACTATTTCAGCTACTAAATACAATTTATCAGAATTATAAGATTGAACATTATAATTTATACCAGCAAAACCTAAACCAACTGAGCTACCAGCTATTGTACCATCTCCACCATTATTTAAAAAACTATTTAAGGCAGTTAATTCAGCAGCTAATAATATTTGTGGCGGCTCAGATTTAGCAACTTTTACTAAACAAGTATTTAACCCATAATTACTAATAGCACATCTAGTTATAATTCTTAAATTAGAATCTATTGTTGGATATGTTGGAACAAAATTCACTAATTCTAAAATTTGAGGTGTTACACTTGAATATTGAAAATAATTTAATATTTTATCTTTTAACCAAGTTGGCGTGCCTGGCGTTGCTAAACTAACCTGTGTTTCTATATCAGTTTTAAATATATCCCATAACGTTTCTTGTAAAAACATTTGAGCAGCTACAATGTATTTCCATAGTTTATAAATAGCAGAATTAGAAGGGCTGTTTAAACTACTTAATCCAGTTTGTGCGGCTTGTTCCGCATCCATTAAAGCTAAAATTGTTGCTATTGACCTTGCCATTATATTTGATTTGGTAAAACAATATCACCAGTTATTACTGGTGCTAATGTTGCTGTTGTTGTATCTGTTGTTTTATTATCGTTGCCTAAAGTAGCATAATCTTGTATGTAAACTTGCACGTTTGGATGGTCGAAATTTTGTTCTTCGTTACGTCTTAATAATTTACCGAATGTGCTATATTGCTTATTATGTACTGTTTGCCAAACACTATCTAACAACGTTAATATAGTTGTATCTTCATCTAAATAGCTTTCAAAACAAACGTGTAAACGTACAGTCATATCGTATTCTTGACTAACTGCAAATTTACCTTTATCTCTAAATGTAGATGGTAATAGTTCAATAAATATTGCAGGATATAAGAAAGGATTTTCTTCGTTTTCACGCTCTAACTGGTTATTCCATAAAGCAACATGTTTAATGCCTGTAATAGCAACTAAATCAGTTTTTAATGAATTATATAAAATTAGTTTTGACATTATTGCAAATATAATATTATTTATTAAATATTCTTTTTATAGTTACATCTAATTTAGATATTATTTTTCTATTTAAAACACCACTATAACCTATAAATTGACGTTTAGGCATTTTAAAGCCACGCCCACGACCAGAACGCTCTCCATTATTGTGAACACTTGCATAAGGTACATCGGTTAAAATCTTTACTGCTAATAAACCAAAACGTTTAGTTCTAATTGAACGTCTTAATCTACCACTTTTAACTAATATAGCTCTATTACCCATTCGGCTTCTTTCAGTACGTTTACGAGGTTGCCACGCTTGCAAACTTTCATCAGTAAAACCTTGATTTCTAAAAGATGTTGTAAAATGATTTGCAGCTAAAACACCCATTGCATCAACTGCTTTTTCAAGTTGAGGTTTAAAGGCTTGTAAGTCCTTTAATATCTTTTTATGTTCTGCAAAAGTTGCCATTAGTTCATTGCTATAAAAAATAATTGACAATAATATAAACCGTCTTTATTCTTATTTAATAAAATATGTGTAAAAAAATGTATTGAATTAGTTAGTTGTTCATTTACGTTACCTTTATCTATTAAGTTGTTAATCATGGCTTAGGCATGTTAAAATTGTTAGCAGCCAAATTTTCATCTTGTTTAGCAACTTTAAAATAAGGATGCTTATCACTAAAAACTATTTTATCTTTGCCAGCGTTCATCATAAATTCAGGCGGAACTGTTTTAGGTTGCGTAAATCCTTTTAAAGAAGTCTTATCAGTATCATCACTCTGTAAAGTAGTACATCTACAATTCCAACCATTCGGAGGAAAGTAATTATTCCAAAATTTATCATCAACTGGTCGCTTAATCCTATCCAACATAGCGTGTTCAGGTCGCACCCTACCATCACCAACTGTTACATATTCCAACATTGGTAGTAACTCTTTATTACTCTCAATATCCATCCACATTGAAGCGGAACGGCTTTGACTTATAGCAGCGTTATATTCAGCTCTTAAATAATTTTCATTATATTTTTCAAATATTTCAGTGCCTGTTTTCTTATACTCGCTAAATGGTTTAATCCTATCTTTGTCGTAAATAGCATCTACCATTTCACGAACTTGATGGTATTGTTTAGCACCACTAAACACATAAACATTATTTCGTAAACTATTTAACATTGTATAATCTGGACTATTCCAAACAACATCAGTTAAACTTTTACCAAAGCCATTATAAACACCATTAGTTAGCTTTTCAGCTACCTTTTGATATGTAACTAAGTCTAAAGATTGTGGAGTGATTAAACCCGAATAAACACCAATAACAATACGTTCAATTTCATCATCTGAAAATATATTTACCGGAGCTGCATTTTGTATGTCGCAGAATGAACACACTATTTATAAAGATTATCTAATCTATTTTTAATACTTTCAACTGAATTAGGTTCCATTACTTCAATAACTTGACTGCCATATTTTTCATCTAAGTATTCAGCACTAAATGTAAATTTACCTGTTTTGATTAATTCAATATCTATTTTAGATTGATCTAATAACGACAATTCTTCTTCAGTTTCTACTTTGATTTTTGTATTAGGTGGAAAAATACCTAGCCTTTGCATCATAGGTACTAATTGATAATTTAAAACTCCTTCTATAAAAAATTCATCGTTATAAGCAACATTCTTTAAAACACGTTCTTGAACTTCGGCACTACCTACAAATGATTTTTCATCCATTGTTGCAGTTTGCCCTAATATCAATTTGCTTATTTCACTATTGCATCTAGCTATCATCATATCAAATACTTGGTAAGCATCTGATTTACCACTATCAACTATTTGAATTAAATCATCAGTATCAAAAACTCCATAACTTGAAGTACCTAAGTTTTTTAGGAATCCTTCCATATTTGCTCTGGTTTCTTCATCACTTACATTTGTTTTACCAATTCTTAATGGCACTCCAAATACTTCAGCATATTCAGCCCATGCACCTAAAGCATTCTTTTTCCAAATAACTAATGGCGCTGCCTTCATCAATAAACCTAAATCACGTTCACGACCAACACCAATACACCAATTTTTATAAGGATTTTCTAAATAATCAGCTCCTTCTAAATCAGCATAACTATTAGTTACAATATGAAATTCTGGTTTAACGTATTCTCTAGGGATTAATTCAACTGCTTTAAATGTATCTTCAACAAGTGAATCAAATTGGATTAAAGAATAACCATAAAAAATACTATCTAATGAATAATCTATAAAGTCACGAAACCATTTTGTTTTAATTAGTTTACATAATTCTTCATCTTCTTCATCATTTACCTTTACTTCAAATTCTTTAGACATTGTTAAATTCTTTCTTTGATTTATTGCAGCAGTTAAATGCGCATCCAAAACAATGTCGTTATAACATCTGTAAAGTAAATATCTTTGTGGGCTATAAATAGATTCAGCAGAAGTTAACGCTGCTCTCCATTGTGCTATATCTTGACGTGACCTATATAATTGTGTTGGTACTGTAATACGTTTACGAATATCACTATTTGCCGGTCTATTAACTGAAACATTTTCAGCTTTATTAAAATTTATATCGTAGCCAAATATCTTCATTAGTAGGAATTAGTTTGTTTAGCAACAGCAGAACCATAACGAATGGACATGCCTTGTTGCGGTAATATTTGAGGTAAATCAGCAGTAACGTCACCACTTGCAACACGTTTTAAAAATGCAATGGCACCACCGCTTTGAGTTGGTGAATTACCATCGTAACGTTCTTTTCTTAAGTCTGGAACGTTTCTAGGATTAATACGAGAATGCAAATGGTATAAAGTAATATCTAATAAATACATTACTATTTGTTGATTCCTATTATCTCCTTGTTGCCATTTAGTAGTATTGTCAGGATAAATAGCAGTAACTGTATAAGCAGCTCCCGAAGCCCAAAATTGATTATTTGTAGGTAAAATACCAACACATGAAACGGTACAAGTGTATTGAATATTGTTATAATAAACAATATTTCCAACACTATAAGTAGTTACATTGCTATATTCTGCATTTGGATAAATAGTGTAAAATAATGTTTTATCTAAACATATTTGTGTCCATTCAGCAGGCAAAAAAGCATGAGCAGTAGATCCAGCTATTGACTTATAAATGTAACCAGCTTGTAAAACATATTGACCAGTAGTATAAACAGTTGTAGCACTAAAAGCTGGAGCAGTCCATTCAACTAATTGCTTACCGTTATAAGTAGCAGCAATATCAAATAATTTAGTATCTGTAAATATTTGATTAGTGATATATCTTTGTGTTAAATAGCCTATCATTTCTGATTGAGCTGATTGTTCAACATCTAATTTAGTTTGTTGGTTAGATTCAATTATTTGCGCTAAATTATCACTTTGTATTACTCGTAAATAATCTAAATCTCTTAATAGTCGTGCCATATTACAAAATTAGTTACTAATTAATTAAATTGTTATTATTGTTACTATTAATAACAATTTGATTTTCTTTTATTTTATGAACCTCAGCATTTAGCAAAGCAAGTTCCATTTTCTGCATATCTAAAACATATTCAACAAAACCAGCTTTTAATGCTTTAATACGAGTTTTACGATTAATAATAAATATATCGGAATGAATTAAAGTATTGGTGCTAACATCTTCAATAAAGAATGTTACTGTATTGTGACCATCTATTAACTCTTTGTGTGATTTTACCTTCATAATCTATTTTTACCGATTTGTATTTGACTGCCTATTTTTCTAACATATTGAGTTACATCGCCACGTTGGTAACTTTGATATTCAGTTTTAAACGCTTCACATATTAAGTAATCAGTTAAATCACTAATATGACCATACATTTGATAACTAATACCACTCTTTGCATCCTTTACCTTTGCTTTATCTTTACTACCGTCTGAAGCCTCTTTTGTATTAGTAAAGTCTTGTATAGCATCTTTTAAATCAGGATTAATAATAAACTCAATATCGCCAAAATTACTAAAAAGAATTGTATTAAAAAAATTACCACGCATTACTACTGATGGATTTGATTTACCAACTCTCATAATCGGTTTATATCCGATTAACTCATTTTGAATTAACTTAAAGAAGTTATGTCCTTTTTGTTGCTTAACATCTTCCTTTTGTGAGGTCGCATCTCCATAAATGAATAAACCACTAGCATGAGCAGGATAGATACGCTTAAACTCATTGCAAACGTCTTTAATCGTGTTTTTAGGATTGATACCTAAAATAGTATTGATTAACCTTACTTGTTTATTAGCTATTTGAAAAATACCGCAAGGTAAATAAGGATTGACATTCTCATCCCAACTAATATGCAATGGCAAAGATGGTTCATAATGGCATTCTTTGACATGCTTGTCTAAACTAAAGTACTTGTAAAATTCAGCTCCTGTACGTTCTTGTAAATCCCAGTTACCTTCAACAAACACTTCATATTCATAACGTGGCATTGATTTTAACGATTCTAAATAGTCCAATGGTATAAATGGATTGTCGGTTATTTTAGATGGGATGTACAACCAGTTGTTAGGTAGTGTATCTGTTCGCCATTTGTTATAGATTAGTTCCTTCACCCAGTTGTTTGTTGGATTGCAAGTAGCTAATATTAATGGTTTAGGTTGTTTATCAATAATGTTTGATCCAGCACGCTCAATACATTTGTAGAATGTCTTTTGCTGTAATTCGTTTACTTCTTCTAAAAGAAAGCCGTTAACCTCTAAACCTTTAAATCTATTTAACTCTTTATCATCAACGTAATTTTCACCTAAAAATATGATTTGACTATCATTCTGAAATGTAACAGTTTGCATTTCCTGATTGTATTTCTTAACAAACGAAGTAGGGCAAATTTTAGTAAAGGATGGAATGGTATTAAGTTTAAGCGTTTGTAAGGTAGAACGTATAACAGCCCACTTTGATTTTGGGTACATTTTACATAATAGTAATAAAGCACCTAAACCAGCAAAAGTTTTCCCGCCACGTCAGCGAATCGCACCACCATACATAATGAAGTTGAACTTGTTGCTAAAAATAGCCTCAAGGAACTCATCTTGTTTGGGGAACGATTCGAATAAGATTTGTTTATTTGACATCTGTAATTATTTTAAAGTTTTATTTCAACACCACCAATTTTAAATACTTGTTCAAGTGATTCATTTTCAGTTACTAAACCTATTAATTGTTTAGGTTTGCCATATCTGTACTCTAACCAACATTTAATTGCCATTGTGTCGCCTATTTCAACTTTAGCAGCTAATGACTGCCATACAGTTATTGGAGCTAATGTAGCATCCATTTTCTCAATCATTTGTAATTCATCTGATTTGGGCTTTCTACCTGCACCCTCTCTATTTCCTCCGTGTTTTGACATTTTGATAAAATTTGATTAATCAAATACAAATGTATTAAATATTTTTTAAAGTCAACAACTTAAATTCTTCAAGTGATCTGATTAAATGGTAGGATAAATAACTCCTTTACCATTTTGAACACAAAAAGCGTTTTTACCTAGTTTGTTTAATTGATCTATTCTTAATTTCTGTAAAGGTTTTAAAGTATCTGTTTTTTCCTTACATTCAATCCAAGTATCGTTATGTCCCACCTTCATACAAAGTAAGTCAGGATAACCACTATCAGAAAGTTTAATTACTTTTAACACTGTATATCCTTCCGATTCCATCTCTTTAATTATTTTAGTTTGATAATTCATTTTTCTCAAATACTTTTAGTGTATAATTTTTTTTATTTGCAACCGATTTATAAATCTTATCTTCTATTCCATTTTCTGCAAATATCCAATAAATATCATTTGTTAACCTATCCATTGTTGTTAGTCTATCTCTACTTTGCCAGTATGATAATGCGCTAAAATCTATATTATAATAAACTAAATACTTTGCATTACTTAAAGAAATACCCTCACGTCCACTAACTATTTGCAAAGCTATTGATTTATTAGTAGCATTAAATTCCTCTAAATTATCAGTAAGTTCTTCTTTATAAACGTCTTTTAGCGTTTCAAATTCTTCTTTAAATTTATAGAAAATAGCTATCTTATCTTTAAATTTACCTTTAATATAAACAGCCTTACTATTATCAATAGTCATAGTGTTTCCGCTTTCAAACTTAACAGTTCCTGAGTATAATTGATGAACTTTTGACATTAATTTAACGGCTGTGTCTGCTAATATTAGTTCATTATTACCCTGTACTAATTTATCTTTTTTAAGTCTATTAATTAAGTTATAAGTGTAATCACTCATTTTAACTCTTAATATATTTTCATTTACTTCGCTTGTAAATCCAGCTTCTTTTTGAGTATAAGTAATAAAATAACTATCCATTATAGGTTTAATTTTATCATAGTTACAATTAGAGTAATCGTTAACTTTTGCATAACCGAAATTCTTTTGTACGATATTAACAAACACTTGAGCGAACTTATAAAAGTTAGTCCACGCCTTAAATGGACTGTAATTACTTATCCAAAATTGGTGGTAAATTTGCGAGTAACTTTCGGGATGTGGTGTGCCACTTAAAAAAATCATTGGCAAATTATAGTAACGCTGTTTAATTAATTTAGTTACTTTATTAGGTTTTGGATAAGTTCCACAACGGTGGTGTTCATCACTAATTATTAAATCAAAATTACCACTTGTTAAGTGTAAAGATTCATTATTAATAACTGTTAATCTAAATGTATAACCAAATGACTCATAATCTTTTAAAATTGATTTAATAGCTTTTTTCTTAGTTAGAAATAAAACATTTTTAGCACCGTATAATTTAGCAGTTTCTAAAGATGTAACAGTTTTACCAGTTCTCACTTCCATACTTAGATAAACTAAATAATTGTTAGTTAATATTTCAGCAGCTTTATTTGCAATTTCTATTTGATAATCTCTTAATTTCATTTTTCTAAGTCTTTAATAAAATTATAAATCATTTGACGTGATATACCTAATAAATCCGCTACTTCTTTTTTCTTTAGTTTTGGATTTTCTTTATAAAGAGCCGTAAATTTATCCCTTACAGATTTATCTTTATTAAGATTAATATTTTTCTTAATATCCGAAACCTCAACTGTATTAACTTTTATTTTCTTTGCCATTGCAATAAAGTATTTACTTAGTTTTTCAGCTTTTAAAACACTTTCTTTTGAAATAGTTGAAACATCGTTATTATCAGAATAAAAACAATCAATAGTATTTATCAATAAAGCAAATCTAGGAACATATGATTTTTGTTTAGGTAACATAGATTTCATGTATTCATTTTCATCGTCTGAATTTTGAATATTTGTAATATCGTTAAAAATTCTTATCCATTCATTTTTAGCATCACTTGAAAAATCCGCTATAATTGGTTCTATTTCCATTTCAATATTACGTTTAATAATATCTTTTTTAATAGCATCGTAAAAATTAACAACGCTTGACGAGTACCATTCTAAAATATCTTTTGATATTTCTTTGTCGTTATAGCTTTCTATTTCTAATTCTGGAAATGATAAAAGCATTCTATCAATAAAACCATTATCTTTATTTTCATCTGTATAAAAACTATTTAAAATACTTGGTTGTATGCCACCTAAAACTGGTATAAAAGGTTTTTCAACAAAAGCACTTTTTGCCGTTTTACGATTTAAACTAACGGATTTACCACTCCATGAAGATAGCCAAAACTCCAAATCAGATCCTGCACGATATTTATTCATATCTTTAAACCAGCCAGCAAGTTCATCTTTAAAAACTCCTACACTATTATCACTTTCTTCATGCAAATCCACTAATGCTTCTAAAGTTATGTCATTTACAATAAATTGTGTTTTTATTGGTTTTTTAATTTCTTCAGTATTCTTTTGGTCTTTTTTATCCAATTCCTTATAAGCATGATATTTTTCGTTTTTCTTAATAAAGTTTTTTATTTCCCTGTTATTAGCTTTCATTAAAGGAAATATAATATTAGATATACTAGGCGTTTTACCTAAACCAGCTTTACCAACAATGGAAATCCAAATATTACAATTTTCAACCCACCCATTTTTTATACGAATATTAATTGAATTACCTATAATTACGCTTGACATCCATAATAAAGAACAACCCATATAATCGATAGAGCTATCTAAAGTATTATTACATAATTTAATATAATTTTGTAAACTTTCGGGAAATATATCTAATGGAAATTCTAAATCCTTAGTATTAATTATAACTGTTTCTTTTAATTCTTTAGGCTCTTTAATTAACCTTGATCCATAACCTTCATTATAAATTTGTTTACTTGCATTTTTAAAATTACCGTTATAATGTTTAATTGTATAGGCAGCAAATGGACTTATAAGTTTTTCATTTGGATATATTGTGCCAGTTGAAAATAAATACATACAACCACTATTTTTATAAACATAACCACTATGAGCTGATGTTGCATTAAAACGTCTTATAATATATTTATCCTTAATAGTTCTAACTATTTCAAAAGTATCAGATATAATATCAAATATTGAAACCTTAGAATTATAATCATCCCATGGCTTTATTTTAGATTCTGTATATTCCTTTTGTTCAATTTCAATTTGTTTTGTTTTTTCCACAAAATTATATGATTGACTAATCTCAAATAAAACACTACGATCTAATTCAGATATTTCTTTTATTTCTGTATAATCTAAATTAGATACTTTATTATCATAAACAAAAACATAACCACCTATTCCACGAGTTTCAATAATAGCTTCAGTATAACCCTCTAATTTAGCTAGCTTTTTATTGCCTTCTATTTTAGCACATCTATAAAGAATATGATACCCATTATTAACTGTTTTATAAATACAAAACTTATTATCAAAGTCATCAATATTATCTGATAAAAAAGAAATATATTCACTCCAAAAATCCTGCTGCTCTTTTAACGAAGGCAATACTTTTAAATCGATATCAATTACTTCTAAATTATTATAACCAGTAACAATACCAATACCATGTGTTTTATTACTATCATTTGAAATATAATTTTTCTCAAAAGCATCTTTAGATAATGGCTCTAATTGTTGTTTTTTCCATGGGTAATTAGGAATTTTTTTATCTCCTATTGTTATTAAAGATAAATTAAAATCTAATAATTGCCTAGCTCTACTTAATGTTATCATAATCAATAGATATTAATTGTGTATTATAATCATGCCATTCACAATAAAAATTATTAGAAAACTTTTTTACTATTTTAGATAATTTCATATCATTAATATCAACACCGTAAAAATGATATTTATCATAATCAAATAAACCAGATGAACAGTCAACAGTAATTATATTTGTTTCTAATTGCCTATCACAACTACCTAAATATTTACTTGTAAGTTCATTATACAAATCATTGTAAATCTGTTTTGTAGATACTATTACATGTTCTACATTATATTCAGAAAAAGCATTCCAAAACTCCTCAACTTTTGTCATACTGTAATTATCAATTTTATTTTCCCAAACTACGGTTAAATTACCTTTATGGTCATTTAATTGATAAATTCCAATTACTTGCATTTCTTCTAAACAATTAGATAATAATTGTAATCTAGTGTTTTTATAGTCTGCACCTTGACTATCTGTTCTTTTTGTTATCATTTTTTTAAATGTAAAAAACCTTTAAAGATGTGTTTGGTTTGGCAACCTAGCAGGGCTCAACTCCCGCAACACACCCGTAAAGGTTTAAATGTTTTTATTTGAGCTATGTCTTAAATCTGAGTGCCTATTTCAGATAATGCAAATATAACTATTATTTTAATACAAATTACAAAATAGCAAAAATATTTATTTTTTATATAAAAGTGTAAAGTAAAAGTGTAAAGTACTTTACATGGCTACTTTACACGTTTTATTCAATGATATTAACGGTTTAACCTAAAAGTGTAAAGTACTTTACACGCTAGAAAATTTTTTTTATTTTTTTATTTTTAAAAAGTAAAATATAGAAATGTAAAGTACTTTACACTTTACACTTTACATTATCAATCAGTTGCGCAACCCCCTGCAACCCCTCTTAATTTTAGACATTCTTTAGACATTCTTTAGACATTTCTTAGACATTGCAAAAGATTTTAGTATTGATTATCAAGCAGTTATGTAAATAATTGAAAATATATTTGGTGGTTGTATACATAACGTGTACATTTACGCCATATTAATAATTTATAACTAACATGAAAATCAAACAAACCAAAACAAAAGTTTACCCGATCCGTTTAGAAACGGTATTATTAAACGAGGCGCATAAAGTAATTGAGCCTTCAGAATTAAGACTGAGAATTAAAAAGAAAATTAATAATTACTTAAAAACAATCAAATGAATCTAATAATCCCAACCCTTTTTTTTATAGCTATGATAGTGATTAGCTATGTAATGTACAAAGAGTATAAAGCTATTAAACG